AGAATCTTCTTCACCGCGAACCAATATTGGTGAGAAATAACGCTTTCTTACGAAAAGCTTCTTCGCTTCACGCTTAAGATCGTCTTCATTTTTTTCTACACCTTCTCTCCAAAGAGCTGATGCAAAATTACAAATTGGACAATCTTCACCATGATTTTTCTTCGGACAAAGAATACCGGGATTTTTACCTACATTATAGTGAAAATGAAATTCCTTGAAAGGATCTCCATCCGCTGTGGGAACAATACGAATTGTTTGGTCACCTTGTTGTGGTTTCCATTTGGTATTGTCAGATTTTTTGTTGCCTCCGTTTTTAGAGGCTTCGAGCTTTGCTCGCATTGCTTCAATATTAATAGCCATGATAATTTCTCCTTTGGTGTTTTTTTTTGACTTAAATGTCTAAGGTCTCAATACAAGTATTGAGCCGAAGGTTGTAATCCTTCCTTTACCTCTTAGGAAGAATTTGAAAAAGGTAACCGAGTTTTTTACTTGGGTTGGTTAATCTCGGCAAACAACCACAGACTGTGAAAACAGATTATAAAGTTTTTTTGTTAATGGTATTTTATTTAGAACTATCTTATCGTGAGAAAGTTACGTTCTGTTGAGAGCGACTAACTTCGCCAATCACAGTAGCGTTATTGAAAGTTCGGAAACCGTTTGAATCTATATCATAAACAGTTTCAAAACCAGATGACATTGCACGAATACCAGCACCTCGGATAGACTCAGGCACATCTTCAATCTTTACAAATCGCATTGTGCGCTTTTGCCCGTTAAGCTTGGTGAAAGTTCCAGTGTGGACAGTTACATTTTGTGAAATACTCATAATTACCTCCTATATTTTTGTATTTGAGTACATATATTATAACATACTTTTGAAAGTTTGTCAAATATTTTTTTTAAGTTTTTTTCAGTTGATCTTAAAACAACTAAGATGTTTATATTATAACACGTTATTAAAACTTGTCAAATTATTTTTTTCATTTTCTTCAATGAAAACTGAATTTTGTTCTTTTACTTCATCAACGATGGTATACACCATATATCTGATCCAAGTGATAAATCCACTGACAAAGAACACAAGGGACACAGTGAATAGAAACTCAAATAAATTCATGCTTACTCCTTGTAGTAGTTTGCAAGACCCATTAGAGTTGGAGCCCAAAGGCCAATAAAAATGCCAAATCTCTCAGCATGTGCAGGATCACCGTCACCGACAGTTACCCAAGTTGCTATTGATACAGCGACAGATACTAGTGAAGCTGCAAAGCAAAAATTTGATAAATTGTTTTCGCTATTCATTTTTTCCTCCGTTAATTGAATATACTTATATTATAACACGTTTCATTGTGTTTGTCAAGTTTTTTTTTGATTTTCTTTCTTTTCAAGTTTTTTCCAATAGTAATTGGAATATCCTAAGCTTGGTCTCATAATGTTGCCTCCTTATATTTGTATTATAACATGCTGTGAAAGTTTGTCAAGTATTTTTTATATTTATTTTGAATAAACTCTGACAGCTGAAACGGTCGTTCCTGTCGGTTGCCAGTTGACAGGGTTTCTTTGAAATGCTATTCCAATATGTTGGGCTCCACTGCTCGGAAATCCCATATCAACATCTTCTGATATTAAGACTCCGTTTTCGTAAACATAGCCATTGTAATCTTCAGCCTCAATTCTATAAGTTGCTTGGGCTTGCAATGTGATCAAATTATCGTATAATGGAATAATTCCATATGACCCTTGACCATTCCCCACTGAGTGACCCGGACTAGATGCAAACCTAAGCCACATATGGTCAGCTTCAGCAGGATTTATAATATCAATCTCAACGGCCCAGCTTGTTCCAGAAGCAAACCAATCTCCATAGCTTGGATCAACAGTAATGCTGTTCCAATCTCCGGCCATATAAAGTGCTCCGTTTGATATCGTTGGGCATCCAATACCTGCACATCCGTTTGTTGCAAACGGATATAATCCTCCAGAAGCGAAATCAGACTCGGCAAACAGTTCCCAATCATCTTGATCTTCGTCTTCATCGTTATCAAGCTCTTCGGGTGAATCTGTTATTTGTTCATCCAAACCTGTATCATCAAGTCCGGTATCTTGGAAAACCTGATCAATGTCTGCTGTATCTTCTGCCATTGCTGGAGTTGTTTCTTGATCTTGTGATTGATTATCAATTCCAGTATCTTCAATATCTTCCACTTGATTAGTGGATGATGTTTGGTTTGATTGTTGTGGTTCAACTGCTGAAATGGTGAGAGAGTCTCCCGTATCTTTCGTTGTTTCTCTTAGCACATAGCTTATATCTGCACAGCCTATGTGAACTGCGTTTAAAATAATTGTAGTCAACATAATCACCTCCTAATTTGTTGATGTTTACAATATAACACATTTGTCAAAGTTGTCAAGTATTTATTTATAAAACGAGCAATTTATATGCTTGTGTCCGTTCATATCGTCACTCATTTTTCCTCCGGTTGAATAAAGTGCGTGTGCTTTATTGAATAAAAGTAAGAATACTCACTATCGTTTTGCCAAATTGCGAAAGAGCAGTTTTCGCCTTTCTTTCTGTTCAATAAAGTGTTGTCTTTTATTTCTGTCAGAAGGTTTTTTTCGTTTTCTATTATCTCTTGACTGATACTATAATAATAACAAGATTCTGTGATGTTGTCAAGTGGAAAGTAAAGATTTTCTTCATAATCTTCAATTCTGCCTAGCGACACAGTTCTTATAGTTGAGTTTGACTTGGGTTCAAATAGACTTCCAACAACCGGATTTGCTGTTTCAAACCACTTATTAGATACTATGAAGTTTGCAATACCGTTATTTATGTTTCCATATAGATTTCCGATTGTGCTGTTTCCTATAAAATCCTCCATATGACGATTTGAAAACAAATAAACCGAATTTACCAAACCTGATCTTGCATACTCCTGAAGCACGTTCCATACAACTCTGTTATGTTTTTCTTGGGTTTTATTAAGAAGAAATGGATCGGGTGATATCAATGCAACTCTGACATTTCTATCTTGAATCTGCTCAAGTATTGCCAAGGTTGCTGATGCGATCATCCCGGCACCACAAACTACAAACCAAATATCTTGTTCTTTTCCAAGTTTTAGCTTCTTTCCTAGCTTTGGAACATTCTGTTCGTAACCTTCGTGAGTAATTTGTTTTGATATGCCATGCCCAACATCTAGCACGACAGTTCTTGCTTTTGATATCTTCTTGATGCTTGAACAGATATTTTTGCCAGCTTGGCCTAATCCTATAACTACCATTGTACACTCTCCAAATTACCTAAGTTCTTTCCTACCTTTACATTTGTTTTGAAATGACCAAAAGATGTATCTTGAAAAATCTGAATGATGTTAGATAACTCGTGTTTGTCAGATTTGTCCAAATCAATCACTAATGAGTCATGAACCAAAAAAGCCACATTTGACTTCATTCCTCTGAGGTATCTGTGGATTTTGTTGGCTTGTGTGAGGAAGTTGTCAGAGGAGGTAGATTGGATAAGATAGTTGAGTGCATGATGGTCATCAGACGGGATTCGTCTTCTAAACGGCGTTGTAACATATCCACCCTCATAGTATCTATCAAGTACTCGTGTCTTGTCGTAATAGTCCGAATCGATGACTCGTGAAGTTGGGTTATATAGCCACGCAAATATCTTTCTCTTTGCATCATCCCTAGTAATATCACTAGAAAAAAGATTCCTTTGATTCCAATCATGTATGTCCTCCTGTGGTTGTGGGTGCCCGGAGAGGTGTAGTAGGGTCCTCAGCTCAGCACCGTTGAAATCTAACTCAACAAATAGGTCATTCTGGGGTATTATGCAATCTCTTATCTCTTTCTTAACGTTTAAGATAGGAAACGACCCCTGATGCAAGCCTAATCTGCCTGTTATTGTACCAAAAATGTTGTAATTGATGATATTTTTGCGATCCCAACAAGACTTGGCTAGGTACATAGCCTTCTGGTCGTTTCTTGCGTGTTTTTTCAACAATGGCCAGTTGATTTTGACCTCTTGTTGTGCAATTTCCCGACAAGTTACCATAAGATCGTGCAAAAAAGTGTAATTTGGTGGTCGCTCATTATTTTCAACGACCCATTCTGTGATTTCGTTGAGTGTTTGATAGTAATGCTTGATGTCTTGTGTGGGGACAAGCTCATAAAAACAAATATCACTCATCTTTACTCCTGCATTTACAAAAGATTTGATGTGTGATTTCATTTTTCTATGGCGAGACTCCCACCGTCCCTCAAGGTGGTTCGGAACAATCTCAGCGATTGACTTTCCCTTGGCATATATCTTTGCCAATTCCACTCTTTGATTTCCTAACCTTGGAGACCAATCCCATGTTGCTCTCATATTTTCTGGTAGGGAACCCGCTCTTAATTGTCCATTTGCAAACCATCCAACACACTCCTCTTTATCATCTATAATTTGAAATATCATTAGTCCTCCGAAACTGTTTTATTTAATAGATCATTCAAGGTACCAGATCTTGTTTTGTAAGATGCCTTGAACTGTGTATTAATATAATCCATTGATCTGGAGTTGTCAAGCTTTTTTGCAAAGATTTTTGCTTTTTGTTTGACACGTGCTTCTTCGGGCTCACTTAAATAGTTATATTCTTCAATATTCTTGAATATTATATATTTAT